GCTATTTCCCATGCGCTAGGTCTCTCAGAAATGAGCTTTGCTCCTTTCTTGAGCTTAGGGTATTTAGGTTCTATCCCGAACTTTCGTTCGCGATAGTCTTTGAAAACCTTAAAAGTGGTAACACCATAATTAAGGCGTTCTACCCATGGACTTAATCGAACCTGTCCATCAGATCCAGTTATAAGATCTTCTGGATAGGCATTCAACGGTGTGATTACTACCGGTGGATTCTTGAGAGATCTTTCGATCTCACGAGCTCGATTCGCATGTAGTATAACATCGATTGGTATCCTGGATACTAGAGGTTCACCTTTTAAGTGAACATCTTCGGACATTCGTAAGAATGCACGACACTTTGTTCTTCCGAACAAATGAGAGTAAACAGAGTAAGGAATATCAAGATTATATTGTGAGCAAAGCCCATAAAATAATGCAGGATCTCCTTGCATTACAGCAAGTCCGACCCCTTTAAGAGTCGGTACACCCTGTAATCTACCATCTCGAAAGATTCTTTTACAAAACTCGAAAGTTCCGTAGCCATATAGAGATTTCTCTCTATTGACTGGAATCTTTAGTAGCGTTAATAGCAACTCATATTCATGTGCTACGTCTTTGCCGACGATGACAACGTCATCTCCGACAACCCCGTAATTTCTGAAGAATCGAAACTTACGTTTAGATCCTTTTCGTAAATTACGAGTGAAGACAGTATGTGCAGCAAGCTGCACTAAAACATGATTACAAATAGCTAAAAGCGGAAAGGATGCATAAGCTCCCATTGGCTGTCCAGTACCATAACGGTACTGTTTACCACGAAAATAGAAAGATCTATTTACAAGTATTGATAGAACATCATCAACAAATTGATGAGGTTCATCGACAACATGGGATTTAATGATGACATAAAGGATGCGTCTTATGAGATGAACCGGAATGGTATCAGTTGCAGATGTTATGTCTGTACTTGAATACCATTTTCCGCCGGTTCTATTTAGACTCATAAGATACTTGATGCCAGCATGCTGATTAAAGGTAAAGTCAGTAGGTATAGACCTAACTAACTCTTCCAACATTTTGTGAAATGGCTGTAAAGCCATTTGTGAGTGGCAATCATAAATTGCTATTACCCTCGGTTTAGCCGAAGAACTCTCCACAACATGTAAGCGAGATTCAACTAATTTCTTAGAAGATTCAAGCTTATCAGCAAATTCAGAAGAAACATCGGGAAAGATAAGTTTTCTTTTCCAATGAATACTGACTCTTTGAATTGCTTCAAATAGTACAGTATTCTTCTTTATAGCGAGCATATCCTTTATATGGCTAGAAATAGCCTTTCCATTGGACCTAGCCTTCTGAAGTACTTGAATTGGAAATTCAAGGCCTCCAGCCCGTCGGTTTGAATCGACGATAGGACTCTTAGCATATGGAGAATGCTCACCACGATGGTAAGCAACTCCACTCTTATGCACACTAGTGTACTTTACAAAAGTGTCCGGATGAACCGGTAACATAAGCTGAGGGGTTTGAAATATATCAAACCAAGCAGTGCTTCGAGTATCCAATAGAGTGTCAACGACACTATCATCATACTTATGCGTAATGGTCGATGTAGAGGGACGCCATGTGGAACGCAAATTCCTATGGAGACTAAGGAGGACTAACATCAGATTTCGTTTGATTTCTGAGCTAATCTTACCGTAGCCATTCAAGATTACTCTTGAATATATCCTTTTACCTGGATAATGGATACTGTCATTCAACAGTAACCATTTCTCATGATCTTTCATGAGCTTGGCAATATGCTGGATATCACTCCTGCGTATTGCTGCAATCCTAGTCGACATCATCCTAAACTTGCGTGTAACAAGCGCAAGTCCCGCACCTGTGATAACAGAGACCGCTTTAGCAGCAGTCTGGCTTTTAAGTAACTTGTGTATATCTACACTATTACTCAAAAGTCTTTCATGAGACTGCATTTTCATCTAGGTGATTCCATATATAATGTTAATTATTATGGAGACTTAGATCGAAAATCTAACGGCGCACTACAATAAATGTAGATGTAGCTTGTTAGTCTCCTGTTATAAACAGATACGTAAAAGAACGTACTGTCATAAGGATTAATATCCGAAAGACACGAGCTGGT